CTTGAACCTGGCTGCACGCATGATGCCGTCCATTATGGGTGTGCGGATTGCGGAAGTGAACATGGAGAGGATTAAGAACAGGGTCATGCAGGAGGCTATCGAGGAACATCTCAGGCATAACCAGTCCATCAGGACGTTCAAGCACATCTATGTGCCGGAGGCGCAGCTTGAGAACATGGATGAGGAGAGCCGCGCCTTGTACCTGCTGTACAAGCAGATTTCCAGCCAAGCAGCGAAGGCTTCGAGGGCGAGGAAGAAGGAGGAGGAAAGCCGGGCGTCAGCGTACTCTATGTGATGCCGTTGTTGGCTTTCAGGCTACCATCGCCTAGTTGTTGCACTGCAATTGTCAGGGATGATCCCTTCTCATAGGCATACAGAGCGTAGTTTGTAGTAGAGCTAGGGGTAGCAGCCTGAGAGATTGTGTACCCCTTGCTTACAGTAACACTGCCATCTGTAAGCTGCGCTTCGATATGCTCATCGTAGTTCACATCGAATCTGTTTATACCAATGATGTCTGCCATCAGAGTAGATCATGTAGCATGAGTGATTGTGGTACACCCCCCGCTTTTGGGGGGGCAGTGTAGGTCACGACTAGCTTGACGGCATCAGCCCCGGCACTGTCGTGGGACTTGATCCTCATCTCCCGGTCTTCCATCATTCCTGCATCAGTGGGGTTGAGTAGGTGGATGGTGATGTTATTGCCTGTTGACCAGCCGCTTCGGGCGACGACCTCTGCAATGACAGCAGCAAAATCTGCTGAGTCGAGGAAGTTGGTGGTATCGCTTGATGTCGCCAGGGTCCATGTGGTCTTGGCTGAAGTCGCTGCGCCCTGAGAGGTGGTCATGGCGCTGTCGTTGGCAATGGCCCCAGAGCTATCTACATCCTCGGCGTGGATGTCACACGTCTTGCTGGCATCCGAGTAAGCCCTATTCAGCTTGTACTGGATCTTGGCCGCCGTAATTGTCGACCCAGCAGGGATGTCCACGCTCAGAAAGCGGAAGTAGCAGGTCGTGTCCGTTGACCCGGGGCCGGGGTTTACGGCTCCAGTGCTGACAAAGGCGGCGCTATTATCGAAAGCGAAGCCACCACCAGAATCAACACGGTAGCCATCGTCAGCATTGGCTTCTACTTGTATCGTGGCGGTTGCCATTAGGAGTTCTCATAGTGACCAATGATAGTGACGTAGGCTTCCCCGACATCTGCCACATAGTCCACTGCAACACACTCAAGGCTGGAGATAACCAGCCCGCTGTTTATTAGCACAGGTGTGGAGTTGTCTGCCGGAATAGAGCCTGCCCATACAATTTTTGTGGCCGCATCCGAAATATCATTATCGGTTTCGTCTGCCTTAGCGTCTGCCGAGGCCGTATTGCCTTTGGCGAAGTTCAGGCATACACCTGTAACTGCTGTCCCAGCGGGCGTCACTACCGCGCTGGCGGCGTCCCTTGGGACATGGACACGGACGACAGTTGTTGTATCTGAGTGACACCATATCTGGTCGATGTGTAGATTCTGCGTAGTGGAGGTGTTCTTCACCAGCAGGATGGTGTCGTTTGCAGCCGGATCGTATGTGGCGTTTGCCCAAACATACGCCTGCCCATCCACCAGGGAGGAGTGGAGCAGATGGTTTTTCTGCGTCGTATACTCCGGTTGCGCTATCGAACGTCCAGTGATTGCCATTATCTTCTCCTGGTGATTTGTTTCACCTATTGTAGTTTGTTGCGGGGGGGAAGGCCATCGCGTGTTATTTTAGGTTTGGTTGGCGGTGGTTGGCGGTGGTCAATATTTACTTGTTGGGCCAGAAGGCGTGCCCAGCCAGCAGCCCGAACAGGAAAGCTACGACGGGATGCTTTTGGCTGGTGGTCAGCAGCACATAGCTTACGGTGGCTTCATGGTGACCGCTTGAATTAGCGATAACATCCCATATGAAGACAACGAGTATGAATGCCCAGATAATAATTTTAGGGACTATCTCCCAGTTCGTCATCCCAGCCGCTCTCCAACTCGGTTATTACTATAGCTAGGCAACCCGGCTTCATCCGTGGTCTACGGACAATGCGGAGGTCGTCTATCTGTTCATCATCTTCATATACCCCGGCGTGTTCCATAGCGTCGAACAATGCCTTGAGTATATTATCTAGATCCCGCCGTCTCCTGTCAGGAACAAATGCGTAGATTTCCACCTTTAGCCGTTCGGTATGGTGGCGGACCCCTTCTGCGATAACGTATTCGCAGACTTCATTGCGGTAATCACGCCCCTTTGCGCTGAGTATTACTCGTCCAGTGGGAAGCGCACGCCAGTAAGTGTTTACGCTTGGCGGCCACGGAAAGTTTAGCAGAACAGTTTTCGAGTCCATTCGTCCACTTCTCCTTGGGTAACGCGATGCGGAGCTTTGAGGTCAGGGTCACGAAGCCTGAGCCACGCATCTAGGTCATAGTTATCAGGGTCGTGTTTCTGCTTGTAGGCAAGCTGCTGCGCATGGGGCATGGCAGCCAGGTCATCCATGTGGCATTTCTTGCAGGTCCGAAAGTAGTTGCATGTATGCAACCATCGCTTGGGTGCCTGCGAGCGGCGTTCAATCTCATGGGTTTCAAGGGGGAATCCCCGGTAGGTTTTGTTGTTACACATCCAGCAAGTGGGATGTTCGAGCGCCCAGTTACGTCTCTGTGTCTTCAAGGGAATCCATCGGGTTAAGTTTGGTGTGCGGGTAGCGGTAACAGGGCCGCCCGGTGAAGGCTTTGTGTTGTGACCCGTCTTCCCAGTACACTTTTTTCTTGGCATCCTTGCCCAGCACCCAGCCGACAACCTCCATTGTGGGGAAGTCATGCGACTTGACCAATACAAATACCTGGTCATCTCTATCCTTGGGGTGGAGCAGCAGGTTGCCATGTCTGTAGTTCGTGCTGCGAACCTGGATGTTAGTGCCAACATCTGCGACGATTTTGTCATAGTCCTTGGCGAAGTCGGCCCAGTCTTTAGAGAGGGCCAGAGCGACAGCGAGTTCTGCCCTCGCTCCATCGACATGAATGGCTGTGCCATCCCCCTTGAAGCCATAGGCGTCTGCCTTATTTATGCTGTTGTTGTATGCCTGCCTCTTAATTCCTACGTTGTCGGCATACTCTCGCTGGGTCTTAGTCAGGATTATCCTCACTGCTTTCCTCCATGAGTTCGCGTTCGTATTCCTCTACGAATCGTTGGGCCTGGGCGCCTGACATAATCATCAGGGGTGAAGACTCTGAGTCCTTCTCGAAGAACAGCCACCATATCATTCCTGCTTCGTCTGTTACCTTCTTGGCAAAGATCATCGGCTCTCCAGTTCCCTAGATATGGATTTCCATAACCATGTTGCTGTGACTTGTGGCTTACCGTCCATGCAGCCTCTCAAGTACCACGTCGGCGTGTCCCGAACAAGCTCCCCGCGAAAGCGTCCAAACGGGAACCTCGCGCCCCGTTTGTTTTTTGTCTTGACGTCCCCTTCCGGGGTGTCACCAAAGGGGTCCACCGAACGTGACTTGTATAGTGCTTCGGCTGCGACACGGGCGCGTTCCTCCCGTGCCTTTTGTTCCTGTTCAAGTTGCAGTTGTTTCTGTGCAGCCCGGAGTGCTTCGTCTATCTCGACGGCTTCATCAGATTCGACAAGAGCTTCCTTGGCTTTCTCGACAGTCTCGATTCCCCAGGTGCCACTCATTACATCCGGGGATGTCATAATCTTGTGGGCAAGCGTCACATCTACGAGGTCAATCATCTTGAAGTGGGGCTTGCGGCTGGCTGCTATGGCTTCGCAGCGTGACTCGGCAGTGGAGCCAGCGAAGTCTACCGTCCCTTCCAGGGGCCGTGTGCCACGTCCGAATATCTGTGTGTAGAGCATCTTGGATCTTGTTGGCCGGGCCATGATAATACACTCAAGGCCGGGGAAGTCCCAGCCTGTGGTGAGAATCCCCACATTGCAGAGATGTGTTACGCCATCAGGGTCTTTGGTGAAGGACTCCAGTGCGTCGTGTCGCTGTTGCGGGCTACATCTATTGGTATCGGCACATATCCACGCTGACTTGACTCCATAGCTGTCTGAGAGCCTCTCAGATACCATCTGTGCCTCTGCGACACTGGCACAGTAGATAGCGGTCTTGAGTCCCCGTGTCTCCCTCGCGGCTATCTCAGCGATCTCGTAGATGGTTTCGTACTTCTCTAGCTGCTGGCTCAAGTCTATCTGGTTGAAGTCCCTGCCCATCGTAGTGGAGGACATGGTAACTTCCGAGAGGTTGAGAGACTGAAGGCGGATGCAACGGGCTTGGGCGTTGACCAGCCAGCCATCTTGGATGCCATCCACGATACCGTACTGGTAGACACAGCCCTCGTAGAGGTTGGCCATGCTCTTGCGGTCGTGCCGTTTGGCTGTGGCGGTGACACCTAGCACCTTGGCTCCGAGGCCCATGAAGTGGTCAAGGAGGTTGGCCCAACTCTTGGTGATGGACAGGTGTGCTTCATCCACAACGACCAGTCCCACATCCTTTATCCGTTTGTAGCGGCCACGCACCAGGGTATCCTTACTGGCCACGACGAAGGGGCTACGGTTCCACGCCGACTCATCGGACCAGTTGTGTGCTTGCTCAATGCCTGGGTACACGCCGGTACGTTGGGCGATCTTCTGTGCTGCTTGAGCCACCAGGGTAATCTGCGGGGCGATGACAAGGCACCTGCCTCTTTCCCAGC